CACTCTTACCCTCTAATTCTTCTATAACTGGAACAAGAAAATCCTCATCCTTAGGTGTGGCACCTATTAAATATGGATGTCTTTTCTTTATTTCTTCTAAGCCATCATATACTCCTGCTTGGTTAATGTCTTTTGTATATCCACAAAAACTATCTCTCCACCAAGCATTATGTTCATTACTCCAAATTCTATATTTCATAATTATTCACTCTTATCCTCAATTACTTCAAGTTTAACTTCAGTACAACCTTTTACTATGATGAGTTCTATTTGTAATAATGCTGACTCTAAAGTTGTGTATGTACTACTATTTATTCCATTATCCCAAATTACTTTATATCTCATACTACTCACCTCTATTAAGAACATATACACGAGTTTTTGGTGTCTTTACATAGACAGTACAAGGTTCTCCATTTGGATAAGTACCATATTGAATAAGTAAAGGCTTACCTACTTTAGTTTCATCTTCCTTTAATACAGTTCCTATTTGAAGACTGTTTGTACTATAAGTTGAGAAAACAAATACTACTTTATCTCCAACGTGAATTTCTTTTCCTTCAATATCATATTTCATATACTAAGCCTCCTTTGATAATGTAATAAATAAGTAAGGAATTATTTTATTATCAACTATTCTATATGATGCTTTAATACCTTTAACATAGTAATCAAGTAAGAAATCATAAGAACCATCATACCAACCACAAGGTTTATATGTCTTTCCATCATACCAAAATTCACATTCAGTATCCATTAAATTAAAAATGGTAATATTATCTTTACCAATATTATCATATTCTTTTAATTTTCTAAAATTGTTCATAAGGTTGTTCACCACCTAGATTACTCTTGCTTTGTGCTACAAATAGCACTTCTCCATCCTTATATGCAACTACTTCATCAGTAGGATGTGCTTCCTTTAACTTTCTAGCAATAAAGATAACTAAATCTCTAGTAGCACATTCAACATCTTCATAACCGTTAATTCTAATATAATATTTCATATTCCTTATCTCCTTATTCTTCACATTTCTTAATTCTATTGATATTACCTACTGCTCTACCTAATAACTGTAAATCACTAAAATCTAGGTCATAAACAACTTTAGTGTGGTATCTATCTATACGCTCAGTGCTAATAACCTTATTTGATAAGCATCTCATTGCATATGAGCCTACTTGATAATTGTTCATAATAACATACATTTTCATAATGAGAACACCTCTTTCCAATTATTCTTCAATTGTAAATGGATTTTCATTTTCTTCGGCTAAAGGATTAAATTCTACTTTAAAGCCCATCGCTTTTGCTAAGTCAAATGCTCCACTTAATCTAGCATTTCTTAGATTATATAGTTCATCATTCCCTTTTGCTTCTTCTCTAAATAACCACATTGTATACAACTTTCTTGCTATCATTTCTTTCATATTACTTGCCCTCTATTTCATCTACTAACTCATCAACATTGTTAGGTAATACAAACTTGTAATCCCAACCATCCTTAACTACCCAGTTCATAGGATAGTCAATTTCCTCATAATCTCCCTCACACTTTACCTTATCGGATAGTGTCATATACTTCTTGTCTATATCTTCACGCTCAACTCTAATTAAGTCACTTGATGAGAATACATCTTCTAAATCATTATCTCCAAGTTCTACATAGAAATACTGCTTTGTTCTCTTTACTATCTTCATTTTCCTTCTCCTTATATGCTAACGCTATCTCACGTTGCACTTTTATTATAAGCCTTAAATATAAAAAAGGCAACTTAAAAATGGTCAAATTACTATGTAAACGTTTTCATAATATTTTTTGTAAAAAAGTGTGTTAAAACTAAGCCCATTTCTTGTATAGTATTATGAAAAGATAAAAGATAAAAAAAAAACTGCAAAAAGGAAAACTTATATCGGATTTTGAAAATGTGAAATTTTAGGAGGAATTGTTATTATGATGAAGGTTATTAAATGTCCATATTGTGGTGCTGAATTTTTACCAAGTGAAATTTATTTAAGAGATTATTTTTTAGGTAAGGCTAATACTGTTATTAGAAATGATAAGAATAAGATTGAAAGTTATCAAGGAATTGAACAAGATTTAGAGGAAACTTTTAACTGTGATTTTTGTGATAAGAAATTTAAGGTTAATGCCTATATAGAATATAAAGTAAAAGGAATTGAATTTGAAGAGGAATATGTATCTAATCTTTATGAGGATAGAATTTCTCTAGGTGAATAATAATGATACAAGTATATGAAAGACAAAGTAATAGAGTACCTGGGATTACATCATTATACTTATCTTTCGACTTTAATCAATCAATCATAGATACTATAAAGAATAATTGTGAGGCATATGACTTTAATAAGAAAACAAAAGAATGGGAATTACCAGTAAAGAATTGTAGCAATATTCTTGATTTATTGAGTTTTTTAGATGAGATACTAATAAATGTACTACCTAATAAAGAAAATGCAATAAACGTTAAATTAAATATGAACTATAAGACAAAACCAAAGGAATATCAAATAGATGCAATTAAATTTGGTATGTGTCACGATAAGTGGTTATTATTGGATGGAATGGGTTTAGGTAAAACATTATCATCTATCTATATTGCACAAGAATTAAAGGAACGTGGCTTAGTTAATCACTGTTTAGTTATTTGTGGTGTTGACTCATTAAGAACGAACTGGAAAAAAGAGATTGAAAAACATTCCTATTTAGATTGTAGAGTATTAGGTGAAAAAGTGAGTAGTAAAGGAAATGTATCTTATGCTACCATCAATGCTAGAAATACTGAACTTGCTAATGAGATAAATGAGTTTTTTATAGTTACTAATGTTAGTAATATTAGAGATAGTTCCTTTATTGATGCTTTTAATCATTCTAAAACAACTATTGATATGATTATTGTTGATGAAATTCATAGGTGTAATAATGCTACTAAATCTCAACAAGGTAAGAATTTATTAAAACTAAATGCTAAATATAAATTAGGATTAAGTGGTACATTATGGACTAATGATGTATTAGGTTTATTTGCTCCAATCAAATGGGTTACGGATAGTGACTTAACTATGACATCCTATAAGAACTATTTTTGTAATTTATTAGATAATAGACCTATTAGTTATAAGAACACTGATGAGTTACACAACATAATAACTCATTATTCATTGCGTAGGACAAAGGATTTCCCTGAAATTGCAAAGCAGTTACCTACTAAGACAATTATAGATGAATATGTTGATATGAGTGATGAGCATAAGAAACTATATTATGGTGTAGTCAATGCTATTAAGTCGGAAGTTGATTTAGTTAATATCAATAGAAATAATTTATTAGGTATGGTAGTTCGACTTAGACAAGCAACCTCTTGCCCTAATTTATTGACAAGTAAGTCCATCCTATCTAGTAAGGTTTTAAGATGCAAAGAAAAGGTAGAGGAATTAGTCTCTCAAGGTGAAAAGGTTGTTGTATTCACCTCATTTAAAGAGGTTGTAAAATTAGCATATGAGCAGTTAAAGGAATTTGACCCTTATGTTATTACTGGTGATACCCCACAAACTAAGGTAGATAATGATTGTGATTTATTCCAAGAAACTAATGATAGAAAGGTTCTTATTGCAACATATCAAAAACTAGGAACTGGATATAATCTTAATAGTGCTAGATACTTAATTTTTATTGACTATCCTTGGACTGCATTTGAGTATGACCAAGCAAGTGATAGAGTTCATAGAATAGGTAGTACACAACCAGTATTTATCTTTAATTTGATTTGTCCTGATACTATTGATGAAAAGGTTATTAAGGCAATAAATAAGAAGCGTGCACTATCCAATTATGTTATTGATGGTGTAATATCTAATGAGAAAGATGAAGATATACTTAAGGAACTTGTTGAAGACTTGTTTTAACCTATAAAATTTGCCCTTTTGGGCATTTTTTATTTTATCTTGGTAAATCAATCACCTTGCAAAGAAAAATCAAAAAAAAAAGAGTATTTCTACTCTCCTTTTACTCGTACAGTAAACTTATTTAAGGTAAAGTCTACTATTTCTCCACTTGTAGTAACTAATACTAAGTGTCCTTCCTTATCTACATAACCACTAATGTATGTGTAAGGTCTTGAACCAAGACCATTTACATCTTCAAAATCTACATCTAGTGTTAATTTTACATCAAATGTTTCTCTCATTATTATTCACCTACCTTTCCTCTAGTGATAACTGTTTCTTTCTCACCTTTGTATTCCTTTAACTCTTTGATTGTACCCTTGATTGTTTTTCCAATAACTGTCTCATCAAGGCAAGTACCAGTTGTCCAAAGTACAGCACTACCATCAGTTGTAACAATCTTATATGTTATGGAGTATGCCTCTCTACCATATCCAATGTTAACACTGCTAGTATATAACTTAGAAATATCCTTAACTACAAACTCAATCTTTTCTCCTACATTTCCTAAGTAGTTTGTTGACTTTGCTTGTACTTGCTTCTTATTTAATGCTTGCTCTCTAAGTGCTACAATCTTTGCTAGGTTATCCTTGTATTCCTTTGTCTCACTTAGTTCAACTAAATCTTCCATACAACCATTAGGACAATAGGTTAGTGTAAGGCTATCCTTGTTTGTATAGTTGTCTATGAAGTTCTTTAGTAATGAGCAGTAAGAAGCGTGCTTACAATTAACACAAGAACCATTCTTACAATTGGTAATGAAAGACATACGCTTTTCCATACTATTCATAATCTCTTTTTTACCCTTTTCCTTACGAGCCTCTTCTTCCTTAAGGTACTTAGCATTACGCTTTTCCTCTAACTTCTTAGCATACTCTTCAGTTCTAACTAGGTAAGTGTAGTGCTTCTTGCCAGTTCCCATACAAGTGTAGCAAACACCATTGTCCCAATAAGAATAGTAAGGGATAATTCCTTTACCACCACAAAAGTCACATTTATCAATTACTTCATATGTCTTTGTGCCATTCTTATCTTCCTTTACAAATTTGCACTCTATAAACTTTGTTTCATCAAACTTATTTACTGTTGTCTCAATTCTCATATTATCCACCTCACTTACTATTATAAGCCTTTTTTATAAAAATGCAACATAAAAATAAAAAAAGTGAGATTTTTTATTATCTCACTTAAATTATTTGATTTATCTAACTTCATTAACTAGTACACGGTAATGGAAGCACTGTATATTGTATCCACCAGCACTAATAGTTTGTACCTTAGCACTTGCCTTTTCACCTACAACAATTCCGTTAATCTCACCATTCTTATTTCCAATGTATAATCCCTTAGCATCTACAATATCACCAGTAATGCTTGTAATTCTCTTAACTAAGTCAACATACTTCTTATCTTTTTCATTCTTAAGATACTTTGCTAATTCATCAGTATTTACTGAGTAGTCATAGTAAACATAATTTCTACACATTGCATCTTCATAACGACCATTACAGTTTGTAATAGTCTTTGTTAGTTCGTTGATTGGTTGGTAGTATCTTTCTTCCCAATATCTAGTATAGTATCTCTTGTTGTTGCTCCATACTCTATATGCCTTAGTATCATCTTTACTAGGTTCAGGATGGTTTTCTAAGTAATCCTTCTCAAATGCTTGCTTATTTGCATCATAGTCTCTCTTTAATTCAAAGTACTTCTTAGCATTTTCTAAATACCAGTTGTATGCCTTGTTTTCCCAGTCACATAAGAAATCCCAAATTGCAGGTACCTTTTCTTCCTTAGCAAAGTTATCTACCTTCTCTAATTGCACTTGGTAGTTTGCTAATGTATTTCTTGCTTCACCTAAATCTACATAAGCATTTCTTAACTCACTGATATTTGGACCCTTGTTCCAATCATCACTACTTGGGATATTGTTTCCTTCTCTATCTACATATGCTCTATAGTTTCTTACTGCTACTTGATAATCATTTGTTCCGTGATATTCATTCCATCTAGTTCCTCTAGGAGCAGTTCCAAATACACAATTTCCAAAAGGCTCACAAATAGCGATATCCTCAGGTCTTAATCCCTTACCCCACTTAGCAATTCTCTTTTCAATCTTTTCGATGTCCTTGTTCTTCTTTTCAATTCTTCTTAATAATTCTTCTCTTTCCATAATGTTGTTCCTCCAAATTCATTATCTACCTCTATTATAAGCCTTTATTTTAAAATGTCAATACCTAAGAATAAAAAAAAACTAGAATTTAATCTAGTTTCTTAATCTGCTCTCATCATAGAGATAGTAGGTGTTCCTGAAATTGAGGCAACATTTAGTCTAACTCTTTGAATACCACTTAAGTCAATATAGTAAATGCCATCTTCACTTAAGGTATCAACTTGCTCAAGTGTAGTAGCACTAATTGTTGCTAATTTAGTCCAAGTAATTTCCTCATCAGTTAGTTGTGCACCAGTATCAATATTAGTTGCATTTACACAACCCTCAACTGTAATGCTAATAGTAGTTGCATCAACAATCTCTAAACTAGCCTTGTGCATACCATAACACTTTATACTCTTACTTGTTTCAGTAAGTGGCTTATTATGAGATGAGAAAGTAAATATAATTGGACTTCCTTCTAATAATTGTAAATTTTCCATATTCTTTTATTCTCCTTTTATCTAACCGTATAATGAACAACTATTGATTGGACAACTTCACTTCCAGCACCAACAGTTGTCCAACCACGGTCACTATCACTTGCTGATGTATTATTATTATATTGTAATGACACTGAATATCTTACACCAGTACCACCAGAATGAGGTCCATTGATATTCAATCTGTAAATTACACCATATGCCAAGATGTGATTACTATAACTAGTTGGAGAAGATGTTGTGCTAGGTGAATTTGCTACAAAATTGAATGAGCACTTGTCACCATTGATATTTATCAACGCAAACATATTCATATAAACTTTATTGTCTGTAGTAACTGAAGGAATTTCAATATCAAATGCCCTTGTATTTGGATTTAAGGTAACTATATTTTGGAAAGTAGACTCACGCTCAATTCTATCATACAAGTCACTATTATACAATGATGCAGTAGGTACCCCATCATCAAAGTACACTGGATTTTTAGTTCCACCTGCATCAGTTCCATTTAGTTTAGTTGCTGTGCTTGCATTTCCAGTAAGATTTCCAGTAACGTTTCCATTAACATTTCCAGTTAATGCTCCCCTAAATGTTGTAGCATATATATTTGAAAATGGTTTTGTAGATAAACCTATATATTGATTGGAACTATTTGGTACTAGTGTGTTGTGTAAAGATATTGTTCCTGATGATGTTGGTGTTATTATCTTAGCTGTTTTTATAGTTGGTGCATTTACTATTGATATTTCAGCATAATCACCATAAAGATTAGTTGCATACACACCAACAAATTTATTTGATGAGTTTCCCAAAGTAATATTTGCATCAGGAAAAACATCCGACTTTAATGTTATTGAATTTTGACCACCATCAATTTCATTAACCTCTTTTAAAGCAGTTCCATAAATATTAGTTGCATATATGTTTGTTATTGGCTTATTTGCCAAACCTATAGTAACAGTACCATCAGGAATGATTTGTGACTTTAAGTAAATTGTGTAGGCACTAATGCTACTTGTGTATATATTTGCAATCGGATTAGCACTTCTACCAATGTCGATTTGACTACCACTTGTAGGTACTAAATCGCTCTCAAATTTTACTTGTTGTTCAAATAAGGCATCACCCTTAACATCTAAATCATAGTCTATAGTTGCATAACCTATATTACCTTGGTTAGCAGATAATTCATCAGTATCAAACTCTTGTGCTATATTATGAGTACTATCAGTATTACCTATTTCACTACTATCTAGTATATAATTACTTTGCTCATATATGTCCCAAGGACTATCAGCATCTTCCCTAGTAAATAAGCATAAACTAAATGTAGCATTGTTATCTTTTGTACTTAGGAAAGCAACTCCCTTAAATGATACTATATTGTTATTTAACTCATCTATATTTTTTCCACTATCCCCATAGTCTACTACTTCATATAATTCACTAAATCCTTTAGTGGTATCTGTAGGTGTAAATGGTGCTACTTTCATATTAGCCCAAATTTCAGTAGAATTAGAGAAAGCACCTAGTATATCTTGTGGGCTAGTTATATGAATATAATATCCACCTAAATAAAATTCTAGCCTAACATTCTCTACATAATCAACAATAAAACTACCCTTATTTTTCTTAAGTAATTTTGCAATGTGAGATGTTATGTTATACTCAGTATTCAACTCCGACTCAGGATTTATATTCTTAGTCTCAGTACCATCTTGGTATTGTCTATATGCACTTGGATAAAATTTAACTTTTCCACTTTCTATATACATTTACTTTATCCCCCTATTCGTTAACATTATCTATGGATAGTTGCCACTCAATAATGATTGCTTCTTGTGATGCTTTTGATACCTCTTGGTCAACTTCTATTGATGCACTTGGTGTCCAAGTATTTTTATTTTGTTCACATAATAGCCTATATTCTTTTACTTGATTTTCCTCACTTAAAAAGTTGTTGGTTGGTATAGTAAAGGAATATTGAATGGTTTTATCATCAATAGTTTTCATTGAGGATAATGGGTAAGCAGTTAATAATGGCTCACCACTACTATCCATAGCACATATATATCTTGGTACTAAAGCACTATCATACTCTTGAATTAGGCAACGAGATAGGAAAGTGAATAGTGGAGTACTACCACTATTCTTATAATCACCTATCACTTTAATTTTGCCATCTTTTACTGATTTAATTTTAACTTTTCCTTCATAAGTAAGGGCATTTGTTGTGTTAACTAATTTATTCATAAAATACTCCTTTATGTTGTATGTTGAGTATCATAGTTCTTACTATTGAATACTGTGGATTTAGATGTTACTCCTGAACTAATATCTCCACTAGGATTACTCTTATATATCTTGTTTATTACCTCATCACCACTTAAGTACTCATACTTAATAGGTGTGTTTACTGTTGAAGTTAACTTTGTCTTGTATGTTTGTCTATCTTGTAATGTAATGAATTTATATACAAAACCAGTAGGTAATATATAATCTAATAAATCTTCAATCAATTTAGTATCTTGTAAACTTGAAGGTAACATAATTGTGATGGTGTATAATTCACTTAACTCATCATCATTCATTTGTGGTCTTATATTATTCGTATCTATTGTAGGTACAACTACTTCATAATCTTCCTCAATATGGAGACTTCTAAGCACTAGGTTTATAATATCCACTAGTGCTTGTTTAGTTCCCTTTTTATACATAATATGTTTAAATGCTCGTGCTAATAATAGTAAATCTATATTTGTATATACACGCTCACTTTCAAATCCTAATGTCCTAAGTAAGTATGGGGTTAGTACTTGGTTTAAATTACTAATCCTATAATTACCTTCCATTATATCTACATTCATCTTAATGTAGTTTAATATTACCTCTAATGTTCTACCTAGTAGTTGAAAGTCTCTTGAGTTATTGTAATATACACTAGGTACATTATCTTGTACTTTTATCATACTCATACCCCCTACTATAATCTTGAAGATTTTATAATAGAGAAATTACTATTTGTAAAATCTATTTGAGGCAATGTTGACTTATTATAAATATCATTGATTTCCCATAGTGAGTTAGCATCTCTATAATCAGTAACATCAATAGCGTTTGTATTAGGTACTGGATAGAAATAATAGAATGTATCTTTGTAGGTATCTAATATGTCATTAACAGCATCAAGTTCAGTTGAGGTTAAGCCTAATATATCATTTGCACTATCTATATCAGTTACTCTTAATGGTGTAATAATTATGCTACCTGAGTGTCCAGTTGATGTTATTGTAAGTGTAATTGAACTGTCTTTATTAGATACCATAAAATTATTCATACCAACTCTTACTGCATCATCAGTGTTAGTGTTTAGATTGTGAACATTTGAAATTGACATAGCCATATCAGTTGCATCTTGCTTGTCAATGTACATCATAAAGCAACAATCCTCATTAGGTACATCAGGTACATCTAGTTTAATGCTTGTTAAACCTTCTAATGATACTACATATGAACCATTTGCATCAAGTTGAAGTTCTTTATTACCATTGTATGTTGGAGCAGTCCAATCATATGTATATAACTTCTCATTCTCTTGTGTTGTGAATGTATTTATTGTACTAGATTGAATAGGGTATGATGACATAACCCAAGCATTTGTTATAGATGCTTGTGTACCATTAGAAGTATACCAAATCTTCTCATCTTGATTTAACTTTTGAGCAGTGTTAGGCATTATACTTAAATCTAATCTAGTTCTAATAAACCACTTAGTGGAACCAGTACCATCAACTGTACCTTCTTCACCATTTGATACATAATGTAGTTTATATCCATCTAATGGTTTTAACTCATTTCCTAGTTGTAAACTATCACTACTATTATCACTAATTAAATTAACACTATCACCTTCAATTAGTGTAAGTATTTGTTGTTCTTGTGCTCTAATCCAAGTATCATTTGTAAATGTAATTGATTTCCAATTTATTGCACCATAGGTTGAAATATCCTCACTATTAAAGGTTTCTAATGATATAAGACTTTCTCTCTTTAGTGTCCAATCACCACTCTTATTAGTTTTAAGTTTAGTTCCACTACCTAGGACATTTAATTGTGTCTTTTGTGCATCCGTATAGAAGAAGTACTCATTCTCATCTAGGATGTGTTCCCATTCATCTACACTAGTATCACTTGTGTCAAATAACTCATTCTTAGCATTATTTACAAACCAGTAAGCATTTAACTGACTACCAAGTGTAACCTCAATTGGCTTAAGGAATGATATTTTCTCGTTTGTACCCAGTGTCTTGTACATAACTCCACCAATATCAATACTTCCTTCTCCCTCAGTTAAATCAAAGTTTGGTTTTATAATTGTACCAGCATTATACTCTAAGTTCTTTTGCACACCATTTGTTACAGTGCTAAGTTTTAGAGTTTCATTTGCTCCTAGTATATGAGTATCATTTGCTTCAACAGGGTTACCATACCAACGATAGTTTACACCAACTAAGGCACTAAAATCAACTCCATAACTTTGAGCATAAAGTTGAACTACTTGATTTGTACCTAATTTTAATGTGCTTGTAGTTAATGTTGGAGAAAACTCAGGAGTAATTGATGTTATGTTTTTAAGTAGTCTAATACTTGTTTGTCCAAATTTATAATCAAATGTTGTATCATAGTCATATAACTCAACTCTACCAGCAAGTACATTATATGCTACTCTTGTTGCATAATTATCATCACTTGTTGCTAAGTTTGAGTTTATACAACGCTTTGTTGTTACTTTAGGCTCATCTAAACTTACATTCTTTATTCTTGTATCGGAACCAATTATTGTCTCCAATATGTCATCAAATTCAATAGGCTTACCATACTCAACTTCTCTAGCATTAAATGTATCATACAATGCTTTTCTTACATTATATAATATTTCTGTTTGCTCTACATTATTTACCTTATATATTGTTGAAATTCTACAATTTAAGGAATACATATTCTTATATAGGTAAGTATAATTGGTGTTCTCTAATGAGGGAATAAATTTATATGTGTGAGACATTGCTTGTGCTCCCTCTAACTTCTCAATTAGATTTGATACTGTGGTTAGAGAAGTAGGTGTGAATGTGTTATTGTATGTCTCATCATCAGTTATATTATTTACATATTGTAAAGGATATAGAACTAAGTCAAATGGTGTTATTATATTTGTAGTTCCATCCTTCTCATAGACATAAGTAGTGTTTGTACCAAACTCATCAAATGTAACAACTTGATGTGCTAAGTTAACATCCGTTCTTCTATCCGTAACTTGTACATTTGAAACTAATGGGTAAGAAGTGATAGTATCCGTTAGTCTATATAGATAATTAGCAAAGTCTCTAGTAGTTGTAAGTACATCAAAAGTACCTACAGTCTTTTTAAAGTTCTTATATGCTTCTTCAATAGTTTCAATATTAGCACCATTTGATGTAGATTGAATATTAGATACAAATAACTTGGTTGTATCCGTAATGCCCTCAGGGACACCAGATTTAACCGTATTTAGTCTTCTAGCAATTATATTACCACTTGCACCACTTGTCTTAAAATACTTAACATTTAATCCATTTTCAATCAATTCTTCAATATCATCAGGGAACTCAATATAAGGTAGATTTCTAACTGAGTCGAAACCAAACTTAAACTTTTTCTCTAGTGGCTTATAGATATTTAAGTTATCTACCATTTCCCACTCTCCCCAGTCATTAGAGGAAGCATTTTTAACACATATGATATTACTTGCAATCATAACCTCAGGGAAAAATAATCTATGTTCACTATCTAAGTTTGCTAATTGAATAGTATTTACATTATTGATACTAAAATCAACTGCATTACCTTCATAGATAATACCTATTGAAGTATCACCTTGTTTAGATATTGTTACATTCTTACCTATACCACTTAAATCACCAACTAGTGTATAAATAATCTCACCACTTGCATCAGTAAAGGTTGTCTCAAATGGTTTAAATGTATAATCCTTACCATCTTCTACCTCACCCGTGTACATTATGTTTATTCTAGTACTTGCTGACTTATAATATTGCATAGTATAACCATTTATATCGGCTAAGTCTCTAAAGGAACTATCTTGAGTTGTTGTAGGCATAAAAGATAATAAGGTATTTATATCAACATTATAATTTAACTTATCAGCGATAAATGCCATCAACTTAACTAGAACTACCATAGGGTCACTTTCATTTGTTTGTCTTAGGTTTATCACGTTAGTTAACTTAGATACAATATCTACTAACTCAGGGTATATTGTTTGATAATCTTTATTTATATAACTCTTATTGTTAATATCCATTTTAGTACTCCCTTTCTTGATAGATTGTAACTGAGTAGGTTTCTAGGGAAAAATCAATCTTATTTGATAATCTTATATTTGCAACTAATTTACCTCTTTGTGGTTGTAAAATTGTAATATCCTTACGATTTACAGTTAATTGAGGCATAAATAGTAATATTTGAGAATATATTTCATCAGTTAAAATATCTTTTAGCACTCCATTATTTTGGTCAAATAGTAATTGCTTACAACGTATTCCAAAATATGGGTCACAAGATAATGTACCCTTTTCAGTGCCCAATAGTATTTTTAAATTGTTTAATGTTGCATCCTTATCCTCTATTATGTTTGAAGATGTAGGTGTGTTAAACATTTTTGGAAAACCCATTGATTTCATTAACTTTTCCCTCCTTTAAAAATAAACTCAAGGATAGAAACCACATTAAGTGATTTCCATAGTTTGAATTTATCTCTATATATTATACAATAAATTATACTTCTACCAAATGGAAAGAAGCATTATTAGATATTGAAGTACTATAGCCACAAATATAAGCAGTTCTAGGGCTACCTTGTGTAGTTATTGCTGTTGGAGCAAATATTAGAAATACTCCATAAGTTCCTGAATATCTCCACACACCCTTTGTTAGAGGGTGATTTGTATCGGTTATTACAAGTGTTATAGAGGCATTATTATGAGTTCCTGAACTAAGACTACCACTAAGTTGAACATAGGCTTCATTCGCCCACCTAGGAGCATTAGAGCCACCATTAGATTTTAGGGAGTAACCACTTGTTCCTGCAGTTGTAGGTGCGTAGAATGAAGCAGTAGTTCCCTTATGTTCAGTATTGTTAAGAGTAACCTTAGTACCTCCAGCATAATTTAAGCAATCACTTATAACACCATCACTACTAAAATATATTGGCTTTACATTAGTACCTAAAGCAGAAATTTTATTTTGTTTATCCTTTAATTCATCTAAGTCATAAGTTGTTGCTGAAGTTCCAGTTAATCCAATCCACCATCTTGGGTAATCACCATTACCTCCAGCAATTTTTATTTGAGGATTTCCATAAGATACACTCATTATTCCTTTAGTATCTCCTCCTCCAAAAACGACACCAGCACCAAAATTTCCAACTCCCCAAGAAGGAGATTGAGCATTAAATCTAAGAGACCTTAAGAAAAATCCGTTGATAGGGTCATTCTCAGGGTCATCCGTAAACATCTTCCAACCTTTATCTGTTGTGGTACTTTCTATTATCTTAACTAGGTCGTGATGCAATAATCCTCTATTATCATTAGTCCAAACTAATGAAGAACCATTAGAGGATAATAATTGACCATTTGTTCCATAAGAAATCTTATCTTGCTTGTTATTCCAAGTATATTTTTCTCCAGTTGTTACTAAGGATAAATCTGTCCCACTATCAACTGCTGATTTACTTGAAGTAATTACATCAGTTCCATTAACCTTAAGAACACCTTTTTCTAACTGAAGCCTAGATGTAGAAGTAGATGCTTTTCCACTTTCAGTTCCACTAGGAGTTGTTGTAATATGAGTGCCATCATAAGTGATAGAAGCACTTGATTGATAAACTTCAACATCTAAATCAAATGTGAAGTAACCTTTGCATTTAACATATATGTCTGCAGTATTGTCGGAATTTTTATAGGCAACAAGGTCCGCTGTATCAAAAATTGATGACATTGTTCCAGTTCCTCCAAGGTCTAATAAAGCAAACCCTATTCCATCTCTATTCCATATAAGACAATATATTGAGGACATATTGCCAGATACCCATCCACCTATTCTACCGTTAATAATTGCACTAGCATAGTTTCCAGAATTATCTATAGGTAATTTAACTAATTTGTAATACCATATTGAACTGCCACTTCCAGTATACCCCTTAAAAGCACACCTATATTTTGTTTTAATTTCACCTGAGTCTCCAGGTATTGGGACACCAGTTAAGTCATTATATGAGCCACTTGTAGCAACAGTAGATAAAGTAGCCCAAGTTGGAGCACTAGAACCGTTAGACTTAAGGAATTGTCCACTTGTTCCAGCACTTGTTGGAGCATAGAAAGAGACTTTTGAAGATTGGTAATTTGCCCCATTTAATTCTACTTGTGAAGCACCAGCGTATGTATAACCAGTTTTAAGGACATATTTTGTGTAACCAAGTGCATTAGTTTTTTTCTCGACATAGATTGGTCTAGTTTCATCTCCCATATCAGTTGATGAGTCGACTCTAGGAACTGTCTTAAGTTCAACTCCTGTGAAGTATGGATTACTGCCACCTGTGTGTCCTGAAATGTACTGAAAACCTTCTGTTGCACTCCAATGCTCTAATAACCAACCACCATTACCCTCAATTGATAAAATGTCTCCTTGGTCCCAGTCTATAATTCCATTTGTTTCAGTTTTTAATTGTATCGTTTGACTACTTCCATTGATATATCGACCCTTTGTAAAAGCACTTATAAACTTACTTTCAGTGTTAGTGTAGTTTGTCACTGGTAAAACATAGGGCTTATTTTTTATGTATGCTAGACCTTCTGTGGCACCAGCATTCCAATCGGATTGAACATTTAAAGCATTATATTCACTAGTTGTTAATAATTTATAGCCACTTGCAATAGAAATGGTTGTATCAAGTGTAGATGTTTGAGCAGAAGATACACTAGAAGATAGTCCAGTTCCTGCTTGAACTCTAACTGAAGTAACAGTACCAGTATTAGCTGTCCACCCTGCCTTATTGTTTATATAATCCGTGGATAGTTTATTTGTACTAGTATATCCAGTAAAATTAGATGTTCCAGCACCTATATTTGTTCTTGCTTGTGTTTTTTGTGTATCAGTCAATGATTGAGTAGCAGTATACTTAACATACCTATCATCATAATTCCAAGAGTCTTTTGTAGGTATTGTAGCACCTTTTGTAAGTGTTATTTTTCTAGTACTTGCATCATAACTAGCACTAGATACTGCATCACCATCGCCAGTTGTTTCAATGCTAGTTGCTCCAGTATCAGTAAATGATGGTGTATATGTAAGTGCAGTCCCACTACTTGGTGTAATAGTTAAAGTATTTCCATTTTTACTTGCACTTTTTACATAGGTTGTATCACTAGGTAATGCACCAACTTCACTTGCAGTATAGGTAGGTTTTGTGCTTGCTTTTGCCCAGTCATAAATATATGTACCATCATAGGTTCTAATACCACAATCATAATAGAATGTAGGGTGACATAATTCTAACTCTAAATATACAGTACTACTTGCCTCATAAGTTCTACCTAAGTATGTGTAATAACATCCATCTTTTGTAGTAGGTAATGCAAATACTAATGGATGTCCACCACTTGTTGCACTATATACTGGACTTAATGTTCCATCAGTATTTCTACTCATTTTAATATAACAAGGTGAGTCTTTTGTTATTGTTCCTATATTAAATGAATATTTAAGATTTATACCTTGGTATTGTTGCCAAAGTGAAGTAGCACCAAATTGTGCTTTTGTTTTTACTTCAGTAGTACCTGCATAATATCTAATTTCACCATTAGGAATATATTTTGGATACAATTGTGCTTTGCTTGTTCCAGTACTATTATTAGTAGAAGTAAATGCCTCTAACCCATCATTTGTCTCAACTACAATTTGATACCTATAGCACGATGTATCTGCACCATTGTAATATGAACCATTATTTGTTCTAACTTGGTATCCTAATGGATTTGAATTTGCATCATAAGTATATAGTAATACCCACTTATCAATTGTTGCACTATATATTAAGTCAACATAATTGTGTGCTAAAATATGAGTTGTTATTGCAGTTGCATATCTATAGTATATACCTTTTGCTCCTAAACTATTTACATTTAATGTAGCACCAGTCTTTGTTGCAGTGTGAAATTGACAATGTATAACTAGTCCATCACTTAATGCTTTTATATATGGGATAGTGACTAAGAAAGCATTTTCAGTTGTTGAACTTGTAGTGTAGTATTTTGAATAATCATTATAAGAATAACCATCTAATTTCTTAGCATTTAGTGGTAAATCTACAATGTTACCTTGTTCATCTTTATATTGTGGGCTATATAATGCCATTAGTCATCACCCCAATCTTCTAGTAATCTAAAGAATAATCCACCAACTGCTAGACTTGATGATGGTCCTGCATTTTTTATGTGACTAATCTCAATTGAGTTGTATCCCTCAGTTACTATACCTTGAGTATTTACTGCTACTGCACTGTAGATACCACTTGTCATACTTGAAGCATCGGCTTTACCACGGTAGTCAATTGTTACTGATTTTTGTGCCGAACCATCATAGGTTACTGCTGTACCACCATTTACAGTAATACTAAGTGATGTGGGGTTTTTCATTGTTGTAGGCTTATTTTTAATAAACGCATCACTTGTACTATCCGTAACATTCCAGTCACTTTGTACATTGACCTCAGCACCACTTGCTATGCCACTTAATTTCGTTTTTTCAGTAGCAGTGAATACTTTATTGGTTGTACCATCCGAAATCAAATCTGCACTTAATTTATTTGTTGATGTAATCTTATCTTGCTTGTTACCAAGTTCAGTTGCAGTTGCAAAATAATTCGTATCGTGACCATCTAACTTATCAGCATTATTTGCAACACCATCTGTAAAGTAGCCCTCTAAAGTAGATACACCTAAGGCAGTCTTTAATTCATTTGTTGTGATATTATCTTGTAGGTCAATTCCTGCTATTGTGGTTGTTTTCTCTACATATCCACTTAAGTCTACTTTTGTTGTCTCTAATTTTGATAATGTAATGTTTGATGATGTGATTGCAGATACCCATCTATCAGGAACATCAGTATTTGTTATTAGCACATTATCACCTAGTTTAAATGAACTAAGTGGGACAGTATTACCATCCTTATCTTTAAATGATGTTACAGTTACACTATCCGTTTGTACATTTAATGATGGCATTTGAGTTGTGTTAGTAATGTAAGTAGCAGTCTTTCCTTCGGCTATTGCTACAATGTCACTTACACTCTTTCCACCATCTGCTACTGTATAACCATCACTACCAAAAACTACAATATGTCCATTTGTTGTACCACTTGCAAGACCTTTTATTTGCTTATTATTTGTTACATTATTTAATGCCATATCAGTCTTTAGTTTGCTTGCAGTTACAACATCACTTACTGTTCCACCTATAGTCTTTGTAATTTTCTTATTTGTAGTATCATAAGTAACATTAGTTACATATCCACCTAAAATAGTGCTTACTGCTTTCTCAGTTAAGATATTACTATCACTAGGTGTTGCACTCATACTTGTGGTAGCAGTTTTCTTTGCAGCAGTTCCTAAAGTAATATTAGAACCAGTTGAATTTGCAATCGCACCATTAGTTTGAGTTACACCTTGTCTAATTGTAACTATATTATTACTTTCAGTTGCAATAGTTGCTGAACTAGTTGGGATGATTGTTTGTGCTCCAATATTTTCAGGTGTTAAATTAACATTTCCAGTACGATAGGTTGCTTCATCATTACCCTTAACTCCAGTAACACCAGTACCACTTGCCATAATTTGGTCAATTGCTTCTTGGACATTATTTGCAGTCAAACCACTTGTTGAATTATCATATTCAATAGCAGTGGCTTCAGACTCAGGATGTATTGTTAAATATTCAGTTGCACTTAAACGTTGTTGTATTTTATATTTTCTTATCTTTTTTTCAACATCAACATCAGCCATATCTATTCTCCTTCAATTTCAATAAATCCATATTGATTTATATTTAATTCTTTTGTTTCCCCACTATTTACTGTTGTGATAACTCTATCTGATAACTCACTGAGTGTTATCTTATATGGGGTATTATTTGCATATAAATATGCATATGTTTGATTATTTGGTATATTTGTTGTCAAACTTGCCAACTCCGTTAAATCCTTTTTTAAATAATTATTTAATGATGGAATGTAATGTTCCTCTATATTATCTAATATATTCTCTACATTAGATAGTCTTCTAAGTCCACCATCTAAGTCATTATAAGTTAATTCCCCTATTGTTGTATTTTTTGATAATGTTGCTTGCCCTACAACACTTAGGGTATTTGCATTTATATTATCCGTTGCTTTCTCATTATCACCTACATACATCTTACCAATTATTATAGGTAATTCTTCTTGGTCAGTTACGGATAAGAAAACTACATCTCCAATAGAGTATGAATTTAAGTTACCTGGTTGATAACTTAGTAAGGCATCCATAAAGAAAGCACTAGTCTTTGTTGTTATTGAGTTTTGTGATGTCTTTAATGAGGGTATCTCTACTTTGTATTTATTATCAATGATTTCTTTCCCATCAACAATAGATACATTTCCAGTAGGTACACCCCTAATTATACCTCTAAGTATCATTATAACTATACCTCCACTCTACTACTATAATATACAAGTTTTTATTTATTGTAATGAATTATCTCCACCAACCCTTAATAATTGTAATGTTGTTCTAAATCCACCATAGTTAATATCATCTTGTTGTCCTAATATAATGTACAATCCTGAGTAGATGTGTTTTTTACCATAAAAGAAAATATTTAGTCTAACATAATTCATTAGTATAGCAGGCTTTAATAATCCCTTTAATGTTAATGTTGCTTCTACTGGGAACTCAGTTACTCTAGTCCACCAAGTCTTATCTTCAGCCCTTGTCATAAAGTGAGTATTTCCTGATGTTACCATAGGTGCATACACTTGCTCTAATCTTCCATTATCATCAATTCGTTGTACATAGTAATCTTCATTTACTTTTTCTTGATACTCATTTAATAACGAGTAGGCTTGTTGTTCTTTTACATTAAATGATATTATTAGGTCTTTTGATGGATAACCAATATCTACTGAGTATACATCCATAGAGTCATTATAGTCTTGTGCAGTAACTTCAACTACTTTAAAGTATGGTCCAGTAAATGCTGGTAAGTCACCACCATTATCCTTGTAGAACTCATTTGATTGGTCTACTATTTGTATTGTATAGAAACCACCCAATTGAATTGAGTTGTCTATTCCCTTAGGATGCATACAAGATACTACATAATTTATATAGTCTAATATTGGTATATTAACTTTCTTTTCTAGGTTAACTGGTTCATCATCTCGTGGTATTAAACCTTTTGATATAACCAAATCTTTATTTTGCATACCAGTAAATACATCAAGTAACTCCCTATAATCACTATATAGTAATTCAATTAGTATATCACTTGCTCTTACATTATATCTTGCACTAAAATTAAATTTACTTGAAGATAATTCAAACCCAGCACCAATCGCTTGAATAGTATAATTTATTACTGAACTTTGTATGTTAAATGAAGGAACTACTGTACTTATGAAAGCACTTTCCTCCTTGTACAAAAACATAGGTGCTGAAGCATCTCCATAGGTAAAAATTATTTTCCTTGTTTTAGCCACTGAGGAGAATACCTTTTCCATAAAGTTAGGGTCACTTGTCTCAGTTATTGGATATGTAAGACTTAATGTATATGTGTTAACCTTTCCATTTATCTTCTTTACTGTTAGCCCTTGAACATAATTAGGATACCTTATTATAGAGGTTCCATCCGTGTTAGTGAACTTATTATACTCACCAAATGTATAGTCTCCTATAACAACTTTTATAACTGGAACCTCTACTCTATTTAGACTGGATAGTAGTGAAACATTTTCTATCATCTAGTTGCTCCAAAATAAATGTATGAAAGTGATGGTATTTTAATCTCCACAAATTTATCATACAATTTTATAAATGGGCTAACATTGTTAAAGTTTGCTATAATCCAATAGTAATCAGGTCTACCATAATAATGTAATGCTAATGTTTCAAGTGTGTCAAATGGGGTTAATGTATGTAATGTGTAAGCAGTGTCCTTACTAAGGTTCATTGCTCTACCATAGACATACTTATCTTCTAATGTATCATAATAAAATGGAACTGGAGCATAACGTGATAATGCAGGATAATTTCTTGTTTGCTTATCTTTTAATCTACTCATACTTGTTATCTCCTTTCCTATGGTCTTTGATTTGCCTTATATCTAATTTCATCTACAAAGGCTTGACTTATACCTCTAAATGAACCTAATTTTGCAACACTTTCAGCATCATATGGCTCAGTTTCAAAAACAGTAAACCCGATAGATATTAAAGCATATCTACCATCCTTTAATAGTGGTGGTGCATAAGAAACACTAACTCCACCATTGATAACACCTTTAATAAATATATCTTCTCCAGCACCTATTCTAATTGCTACCATAGGAGGTATTACGGATTTATCTCCACTACGATATACTGGCAATGCAGCGGCTTGTAACTTTCTAATCAAAGCATCAGTCCAATCTTCCCCTACTTGTAATGTAGCATATCCTAGACCACCTATATTTACTTCATCTAATAGGTTTCTATGAAATTGAAATTGAAAACTTATGCTTCTAGGTCCTGAGTTACTATAAGTAAAAACTGGAGCTGACCTAGAAAGTGCATTTTGTTGTGCAAAGGTAGATTGTAATGTATCTACAATGCTTTCTGGATATACTGGCAATTTAATAAATTCATCAATATGATATAAATAAATATAACTACCAGTCTCAACTAGTTGTTGTTTATTTGCCATAATTATCCCTCCAATTCATCACCTAAAGTATAATATGTCTTTCCTTTGTCATCAACTTTCTTTAAAACATATGACTCTAATGATTTATCTACATAGCCTAAACTATCAAAATATTTTTCTACATAATTAGGATTATTTATTTCAATTTGATATAAGATATTTTGTAGGTTATTAGTCCACAAAAGTGATGGTGTATAACCACTTATATATCTATTACCTATTAAGTAATTTTCTACCAATTTATTATTTAACAATATTGTATTTCTACTATCTATGGTATTCTCACATAAGTATTCAATAAGCCTATCTGAGAATGGGTGTTGTACATTATCATTTACTAAGGTTAATTGCTTTCTAGTAATAAATGATGTGTTCTTAGATAAATACTCATTTAGTTGTTTAGTATCACTAGAACCTAGATTTACAATTTGTCTTTCCATAGATAAATTAAATGGTTGTGTGTCCTTATATAATGATGTACCATAGGTATAATTACTATAGGCTTGCTTATGCTCATTATAAATAATTTTATTTGTATCACTATCCTCTAATTCAAGTACTACAATAGATGAGTTAGAATAGAACGGTAACTTTATTAGTAAGCATAAGTTAATCTCATTTTCAAATATCAATTTCTTATAATCTTCTTTACTAATATTTGAGAAGTTTGTTTTTAATTTATCATATATGTATGGAACATTAAATCTTAGTCCACCTACTCTTTGGTATGTTTTCTCCATTAGTTCTTTTGTTATGTCGTGATTATTGTCATACTTATCAATTAGTGAAACTAGATTTCCATCATCATATAAGCAGGCACATATCTCAACTGCACTCATATTCTCAATATGGATTTCATAAGATTTCCATAGTTTTACTGGAACTACACATAACTTATACTCTTTACTGTTTGTATCATATGTGATAGTCTTAACTGTGCTATCATTATTATCAATCTCTATGGTTTTCTTGAAATTCCTTGCAACACCACCACTAAAACAATTGTACATAGACATTAGGTTTAAGTTTGTGTAGTCACGTTTAAATCGTAAGTAATCACCTAATGTCTTATGAGTTAACTCATCATAATAGTTGTTTCTAAAGATTAGATTATGAGTAATATTTTCAATATAATCATTCTCATTATAAATCATAACTGGTGTAAAATATGCATCACTAAATGTAAATCCACTTTGTGTAAAATCCGTGGTCTTAGTACATTTATAGATTGCCATCTTGTATATATAGCAACAGTCTTTATATATTTCAATCTTATCATTATCTACTAACACCTTACAGTAGGGTAAATTATAGTCTCTTAATATTTCTTTTATTTGACCTACTATAAGATTGTAGGAATTAAATGTAATCATAATTTACCCCCTTTAAAAGCCTTCAGGTGTTGTACTAATAGGTGTGAAACTACTTGATAGTTTACTGTTAATACTTATAACCTCACTCTTAATATCATTTAGATACTCACTAATTGTATTTAATTGATTTAATTCAGCCTTTTCTTCAAAATTATATAATGTAACCTTAGCAGAACCATCAGATAAGATTTGATATACATCATTTATATCTTTCTTTCCTTCAGTTTCCCTCACTAAGTCTTCTTGTGCACTCTCTTTTGCTGATGCTAATGTACTTTGATAGAATACATCACCACTTGATTGTGATATATATTGTTCATTTGATGTTCCAAAACCACTTGCTCTTGTATAGACATTTCCTCTTGAGTTTGCCATAATATCGTTGCCAATCCCAAGCATCTTAGCAGCATTGCTAAATTGGAATGTGCTACCTACACCACTAATAACATCACCAATCATACCTAATGATGCAGTTCCAACAATACCTAATTTCATTAGATTTTCTAATGTTGTGTTTAAATCCACTCCACTACCCATAGCAGAAATGAATGGAATGTTAATACCACCAGTTAATCCTTGAATAAAGTCAGTTACTTGCCATAAAGCATATAATGCTGGGTTTCCTGCTATATTTGAATATAATGAGTATTGTGTGTTATCCCATACATTAGATAGCATTTCGGCTAAACTTGTTCTTGATGCAACACTGTTTAATTGGTCATATAGTTCGCTAATTGCACCTTGATAACCTAACTTTGTTTTTGATATATTCTTAATATCTTCACTTGTTAAATTTTGTGCAGCACGAACATCACTTAATGATACACCAAATGTGGAAGCATATTGATTTTTAACAACTTGATTAGTACTATTTCCAATCTCTTGTAAATAACTAACTATATTTGCTAATAAGGTATTTGTTTCATCTAATGTTATACCTCTTGTAAGCATATCGGCATAACTCATTCCACCCTTACTTGCAGCCATAACTAATAGATTTTGCATACCTGAACTAGATAATGCTTCAACATTACCAGTTACTAAATAACTTAAGGCTTGTGCTAATCCACTTGCAGTTTGGTCACTTAATCCCACACTAGATAATGAACCTAACCATTTTTGAATTATACCCTCAAA